CTCTCGTTTAATTGCATTGAAAAAACACTCTACTTACTCTAAGTATGTCGTCTCAAGAAACATTGGCGTCCCATATTCCCTCGTCTTTTTCTTTAAGCTCCAAACAGGTCCAGGTGATGGCTTTCTTAATGAATGCCTTGGAACAAGGATGGACGGTCAAAAAGAAAAACAATGAATATATATTTTCCAAAAAACACGAAGGTAAGAGAGAAGTATTTCAAGAGAATTATTTAGAATCTTTTATTCAATCCAATTTAGATATGTCCATATTAGACTCCAAAGCATAATCGCATTAATTAATGAAAAAATAATTTTTGTCATTTTTTTATTAGCCTATATCCTTTTCACTACCCCCTTATAAATTCAGGGAAATATATTTAGACGTTTTTACAATTTTCCCAAAAAATATTTAAAAACAATTAAATAAAATCCTACTTTCTTTAGGCATTTCTCTTTTTTTCTTGGCTATTGGGATATTCCACGTATAATTTCTGTATATTTGGTGTGTTTTTTGGCATATAACCTAATAATTTATGCTTTCACAGTGCTGTGTAAGTATATTCAAAAAAATGAACCCATTGAAAATTTTTAAATAAACAATTAAATGACTTTCTCCGAAATTATTTTCTAAACTAACATTATAAAGAATGGCTGGAGCTCTTATGCAACTCGTCGCCTATGGCGCACAAGACGTTTTCCTAACCGGAACCCCCGAGATTACCTTCTGGAAGGTGTCCTACAGACGCCACACTAACTTCGCTATGGAGTCTATTGAGCAGACTTTCTCTGGTCAAGCTGACTTCGGTCGCCGTGTTACCTGCACCATCAGCAGAAACGGTGATCTTTGTTACCGTACCTATCTTCAAGTAACTCTTCCTGAGATCAACCAAGCTATGGGCAAGACCACCAAGGGTCCTGTCTATGCTCGTTGGTTGGATTTCCCAGGTGAGCAATTGATTGCTCAAGTTGAGGTTGAAATTGGTGGCCAAAGAATTGACCGTCAATACGGTGACTGGATGCACATCTGGAACCAATTGACCATGCCTGCTGACCAGCTTCGTGGTTACCACCAGATGGTAGGTAACACCACCCAACTTACCTACATCACCGATCCTTCCTTCGCTAACATCAGCGGTCCTTGTGCTGCTGCTGGTGGACCTACCCAAGTGTGCGCTCCTCGCAACGCTCTTCCTGAGACCACCCTTTACATTCCTCTTCTTTTCTGGTTCTGCCGCAACCCTGGACTTGCTCTTCCTTTGATTGCTCTTCAATACCACGAGGTCAAGATCAACATTGACTTCCGTCCTATTGGTGAGTGCTTGTGGGCTGTTGGCAGTCTTGACGAGGCTAACGGAAGTGGTTCCCAAGCTGTATCTGCTGCTTACCAACAATCTCTTGTTGCTGCTTCCCTTTACATCGACTATGTCTTCCTTGACACCGATGAGCGTCGCAAGATGGCACAGAACCCTCACGAGTACTTGATTGAACAACTTCAATTCACTGGTGACGAGTCTGTTGGTTCCTCTTCCAACAAGATCAAGTTGAACTTCAACCACCCTTGTAAGGAATTGATCTGGGTTGTCCAACCTGATGCTAACGTTGACTACTGTGCTTCCTTGGAAGGTGGTACCACCCTTTACAAGGTTCTAGGTGCTCAACCTTTCAACTACACTGATGCTATTGATGCTCTTCCTAACGCTGTCCACGCTTTCGGTGGTCCTGAACAAACTTCCGGTACTGATGCTTTCATCACCAGTGCTGGTCTTTTCCAGGATGGCGGAGCTATGGGAGGTGAGGAACCTGGTGTCCAGTGGGGTGCTTCTCCTGCTAACGTTTTCGGTGCTGACACCTCCATGGGTGCTGACAAAGGTGCTAGCCTTGAGGGTTCCTATGTATCTGATGCTGGTACCTTCGTTCTTTCTGAGACCGCTCTTGATATGCACTGCTGGGGTGAGAACCCTGTTGTCACCGCTAAGCTTCAACTTAACGGCCAAGACCGCTTCTCTGAGCGTGAGGGAACCTACTTCGATGTTGTTCAACCTTTCCAACACCACACCCGTAACCCTGATACCGGTATCAACGTGTACTCCTTCGCTCTTCGCCCTGAGGAACACCAACCTTCCGGAAGCTGCAACTTCTCCAGAATCGACAATGCTACCCTTCAGCTTGTCCTTTCCAGCGCTACCGTCGGTGGTACCGCCACTGCCAAGGTTCGCGTCTACGCTACCAACTATAACGTGCTTCGCGTAATGAGCGGTATGGCTGGTGTTGCTTACTCCAACTAAGCGTGTTAATTATCTCCTGATAATTATTTTAATTAATATTTAATGTGTACGTTACTTGTACATATTAAAATAATAAATAATTGTATATGAAAAAAGAAAATTTTTTCTATAATTTGTCGTATGTGTATGAATTAGTTATCATTGCCTTGGGATTGATCATATTTAGTAGTATTTTGAATAAAAAAATAATGCTCCTTTTGTCTGTTATTTTCTTGCTATTTTTATTTTTCTTTTTTCGCAATTATTTACCGGACATTCCTTTACAACCCAATACCTTTTTATCCCCTTCATCGTCGAAAGTAACGAAAATTGAAGAAGGAGAAAACCAAAACGTTGTGTATACGTATCTCTCTCCCTTGGATAAACATTTTATGATAGCCCCTGTCGATTGCACAATTATTAATATCGAAAGAGGAAATCGGATTGTTTCTGACGCAGAAAGAGTGAGAGTAACCTTTAAAGATGAACATGGAAATATATTCAGTCTAGACCAAATCGTTTCTAAGTTTGGTTATGGGGCTTGGTTGCTCGGATTCATTTATCCAGAAAGATGCGTTGTTTATGGAAAAGTAGGGCAAAAATTAAAACAAGGAGAACGATACGGATTAATACGATTTGGTAGTAACATGCAATATACGTTACCGCCCACCTTCAAAGTGATCATTAATGAAGGTGAACACATTCAAATTGGTCAACCCGTTGCCCTTATAAAGTAAACGTGATCACCAAGTCTTTTTGAAAATTTTGAAAACTTTCAAAAAGAAATATATAACTATTATAACCTTATGGAACTGTCAAACAATATTAAATTAATGTGTCGCATTCGACCGAATTTCAAAAACAACGAAAATTGCGTTACAAATAAAAACAATGAAATTTTTGTGGAAAAAAAGCAACCCGGCATAATAAAAACACATAAATCCCAATTGAAATATTCCTTTAATAAGGTGTTTGGGCAAGACGATGTGAATATTGATGTATACGATTATATTGGCATAGAAATGATAAAATACGTCATCAAACACAAAAAAAACGTTACCTTTTACGTATATGGTCAAACAGGTTCCGGTAAAACACATACGTTATTGGGAGGCAACAAAGAAAAGGGCATGTTACAGGAAGTTCTCGACGATATGATGGAAATCGGGTATGATACGAAAATCTGTGCCTTGGAAATTTATAATAACAAATGCTATGATTTGCTCCAAAATAAGAAAAAGGTACATCAACGAGACAATGGAGCCCGCGATTTTGTATTTCCTGGAGTCGTATTAAAACCACTGAAAAATGCAAAAGATATTGCTGACTTTAATGACATTATTAGTAATAATCGTAAAGTCGGCGTTTCGAGTGAAAACGATACGTCTTCGCGTTCGCATTTATTAATTGAAATCCGTATAAATGGCCAATTTCTTCGCATTTTAGACTTGGCGGGGTGCGAGAAAGCAAACCAAGCTATTTGCAAATCAAGACAAGAGTATTATGAAAACGGAGAAATCAATCAAAATTTATTTGCCTTGAAAGAATGTATTCGCTGTCTTCTCAAAAAACAAACGCACATTCCTTATCGGCGGTGTGAATTAACCAAGATGTTAAAACAATCTTTTGAGCCGGGAAATCAAACCTATATTCTAGCCACGATCTCCCCCTATATGAGTGCGTGTCATACTTCGATTGACGTTTTAAATTATATTAACTCGATTAAAAACATCAAAACACAGCTTCCTCAAAAGTCCGGTTTTCAACAGTTCTTAGGAAGTCCTCGGTTCAATAATTTTATGGAGAACAAAAACGTTCTCACACAACTGTCGATAAAGGAAAAGAATTTATTGGAATCCATGGTCCAAGAAAAAACCACGCGGGTTCACATGGACCTATATTTAGACGTTCTGGACCAAAAGAAAAAACTACTTGCTAAATAGGGAAAAACCGACCACCCCCATGGCAATAATGACTGCACCGAGTCCTTCATACATAGTAAATGTACCATCTGTTTGCAAAAAGTAACTTAATACTAATGTCAATATAAACTGGGAATTGAATATTGCTCTTGGATATACTGGATTGCTGGATTGTTGAATGGCCTCTCCCAAATATTCGCGGAAAAGGGAAAATCCCATGATACAGATGGCCAAACTGATCCATGGATACGTATTCAATAAATCGATGCTACTTTTGTCCTTTGCCACGTCCGCATCGAGCACTTGCAATCCAATGTTCCCTGTATCCGCGTATTGAAACATATAATTCAATAATCCCGCCACCAATACTTGTATGGTAGAAAAATCGAGATTAGATACTTCGGAAACACCGAACTTTGTAGTAATGTCCGAAAGAGAGGAAAAACAACCGGCGATCAATGTGGGATATAACCATGTAATATTGTCGTTATTCATACCTATTAATTTTGGTAAAATGGCTACAAATCCGCCTACTAATGTCAATAATATAAACCCAACTTTAGAAAAGGAAAACGATTCGCGAAATAAAAATAAGGAAGCAACATAAGTAATAACTATATTCGTTCTCAATACTGCACTCGGAATTCCCGGATTTTGAATAAGAGACAATGCATTATTCATGAAATAAAGTGCACAACCAAAACAAAGACCTGATATGACGGACCATTTGTTAACCAAGTTGAATAAATCCCATTTCCCATTTTTCACATAAAAGTAGAGGAAGCTGATGGACATAACAAAAGGAATAATGGAAGAAGGATCATAATTTCCCTGACTTAATTTCAGGAAGGAAATATATATGCCTGCACCTAACGTTGCAATAGAAATTGCCGTTTTCCAATGCATTTATTATATCATCCTATAAAAAAATTGCATTGCAATTTTTTATAGAATATCGTTATTTATCTTAACATTACACTATTTCTAACCAAATTATTCGATTCTCGTACACAATTATTTAAGACCTTGGCAAGGTCTCTCTTTTCTTTGATATAGGTCTCGAGAAGTTCCTCTATCTTTTCGATGTTTTCTGTCTTTTGATACTTTGTCTCTAATATTGTGACCCACTCATCAATAAATTGATGATAGGCGGATTTGTCTGTTTTGCTATATTTCCAAACCCATTGATAATTGTGTTCCGTACGCGTATTACAAGACAAAGGTTTCAGTTCAAAATAACGGATTCCAGATAATTTAACATCGGGAAAGATTTCTTTGTGGTGTTCACGACACGATTGGGCAATTTCCCCGGATAACAAATATTCCGTAACCTTATCATCGGGATTAAGGAAATGGAAAATATTGTCTTGAGGGAAAAGAATGTGATAGTTCCTTACCAAATTGTACATAACGTCTTTTGTATTGGCAATGTTGTTCATGTAACAACACGCAATAAAACTCAAGTTCTTCTTTACTTTTAACCAATTCATTTTGGGATGGCATTCAATAATGCCTGTTTTTCTTTCTAAAATAACCTTTCAATTTTATCAAAACAATTCACTTCAAAGGGATATAAATAATAATACTCTTTTCCTACTTATAGATATGTCTTTAAAACAAAAAACGCAAAACGGCTTATTAATGGACAATTTAATGGAATTCTACAAAAACAAGAATCATTTGAAATATATGATGAATGTAATTAGCGGTGAAACCAATATTTCGTTGCGTATTGTGGATTGGTTTGTCACGAATTATGCTAAGAAGAATTATACGATTTACGATTTACCGAATCCTCAATATAGTGATAAAACAATACGTTTTAAGGTGTACAATGATTACAAGTTGAAGTTGAAGGCCTACTCCAAACGTAGATTTGATCCTTTTTGTCGTTGGGAACGCATACGTATTCCTTATGACGATGAAAATTATATGGAAACGACCATTGGGCAGTTGAATTTTTTCAAGTGGGCCATTGAAAACCGGATTGTAAATTATATTCAAGATAATTATGCGACTATTGAAGAAGACATGAATCATCGCAATTCCATTTCGAAAAAGAAGGATAGTTTAACGAATCATGAAGAGTCTTCCATTGTATTGAATAAGGATAAGGGGAAAACGCGCAAAAAGAGAGAGGAGTTGTCTATTTCCGCTTGTAAATGCATTAAAAAGGAGAATGTGAAAATAGTGGTTTCTTTTAATGAATAATTTGGTATTTCTTTCTTTCTGATGGAAGAATATATGTTTATCAAAAGTATAAGTGACCTTGTATTATCGTGGTTTGGGTATAATAGTGACGAAGAGGAGCAAGCAATTACGAAGGAAAAAATACCGGAAGAAAAAGAAGAACAAGAAGAAGATGAGGGTCCAGTAGGTCTTCCTTTGGAAAGCGATGATGAGGAAGAAGAGAAAAAAGAATAATTTTTTTGGTATAGTTTAAAATATACCAAAAACCTATATGATTTCTGCTATTAACAGTTATTTTATTAGTCGATTCGTTGGATTCTTTAAACGTAGTTCTTGTGAACCCTTAAACGAGTCTGTTTCGAATGACTCTATTTCTGACAAAGAAGAAGAGGAAAAGGAAAAGGAAGACGACAAAAAGGAAAAGGAGGAGAAAAAGGAAGACGAGGAGGATAAAGACGAGAAAAAAGAAGACATGAAAAAAGTATCTTCTTGGGAAGATTTCTTTTTAAGCTTTTTTTAATGCGTCCAAAGCTCATCTACCAATCCGAATCTGATACACTTTTCACTATCCCACCAAAGATCATGTTTTAATATTTCCGATAATTCCTTTTTAGGAATTTTCGCATGCTCCTTGTAGATATTCTTAATACGCTCCATAATGCTTTGTAAATTTTTAAACTCATCCTCTAATTCGTTCATCTTACCCCAATAGCTAGACGAGAGTTGATGGATGAGCATATATGCATTGGGGGTAATAAATCGTTTTTTACCAACAACACTCATGAGTGTTCCTGCCGATGCCGTAGCTCCCTCGATAATTGTATAAATGGGAATTTTGCTAGCAATAATGGTATCAATCGCCGTCATGGCGTCAAATACAGATCCTCCAAACGAATTAATATGTAAATAAACAGGTACTTCCTCGACGCCATAGCGAAATTGCATGACCATACAAGATTCTTGTGCTGCACGAATATGACCAATGAGGTCAAATATCGTGCCTCGATTTACTTCTGCATGAAAATACACATGGTTATTTTCACGACATATTTTCTGGTTGTCTTTGTTGTCTCCGAGGCTTGTACCCTCCTCTTCTTCTTCCTCCTCTTCCAACTTATTAATGACGGGGTCCTTCTTTGCACTTTTCTTTGGACCGTTATTATACCGGTACATGTATGCACTCATTTTCTAATACTAACTATTAGAAAATGTTTATATGGTTTCCATTTATTTACTTAGGAACAGGAAACGGACGTTGGTTAGGTAAAGGTTGTAAAGGTTTGGGTAAAATAAGAGGTACTTTGCGGTCTACAATAGAAAGAGGTTGTAGAATTTTAAGTTGTGCATCAAACGTGTGTTGAGGATGAACAAGATTATTAGATCCAATTCCGAATAAGAAGGATTCAATATTCGTAGGATTGTAGGCCAAGGTAGAATCAGGCATGTGTCCTTGTATAAGACCGTCTCCGGCCAAATAGCTTGGATCAACATACATTTTTTCTTTATTGGTAGTATAGTCTAAAGTTTGTGTATTTTCCCTTACTTCCGCATTATAATTTCCAGTCGTGTTTTTTAATCCAGCAGACGCCATAGTATAGTATATAGTTATAAAAATGGTTGGAAAAAACCTTAATCCAATGCTTTCTTTAAAGATATATAATGTTCGTTTTGTTCATGAAATTCATTTGGCGTTTTCAAAAAACATTGTACACACTTATGGTAAAAGCCTAAATAATCATACGAGCACAACACACTCATTCCGACCGATTTATCCATGGAAAACATAAGTCCCGCTGCTCTTTCATACAAATGATTAAATAGAGGATGATGACTCGTACTATCGTATAAATAATCAAGTGCTTTAACCGCATGTTCGTCGTCATAGTTATTTTCGTCTTTTGTTACATCATCTAAATCATCGTCGCTATCTTCTTTTGGAATCATGCAAAATAATCGACGAAGGCATTGACGATATTCTTCATTATTATGATAAATAATGTCTAAAGTATATTGATAAGGTGAATCCATTAATTTTAATAGTGCATCGTATTTATATTATTTCTTTCCAAGACAATAATATAAATTATAGGTTGAATAGACGTTGGAATAAGGTCTTACGTTTTCCAGTTTTTCTTGCCTTCTTTTTTCCCTTGGTCTTCTTTACCTTCTTTGTTGTGGTTTTGGTTCTTTTTTTGCCTCCTTTTTGGCAATTCTTACAAGTGCAATTTTCACAAGTGCATTTACTGCAATCTTTACAGTTGCAACCCGAACATTTTCCTCCATATTGTTCTATCCAAGTGCTCATAATACATTAACGCTAGATAATAACGTATTATAAGATTAGAATGAATTATAGACTGGCATTTTTCTTGGAATCGTAATAATCCGCATTGATTTCACGTGTGTTAGCACCACCACGAGGAGCGTTGGTTGCGGTCTCTAACATAGGCTTGCTCTGTATTTTCTGGTCAAATTCCTGTTTCTCAGGATGAAGACCATGTTGCATAAAAGTATCTTCACTGGGAGTAGCACTCTTTTTATCCTTCATAGCATCACCTTGTAATAATTGGCTTTCTAAAGTAGGATCGACAGAGCCTCTTCCTAAATAAGGGACCGTTGCAAATTGACGTTGCATTAAGGACAAACGACTCAAACTTCTACCTTGTTCACTATCTAATAACAAACTGTTTTCGTCTCCTACTTGATTGGCACCAACACCACGGCCATGAACGTTACCGAGTACCATACCTACATGTTCATTCGCAAAATGAACTTGGGCTTCCTCATTGGAATAATCAGTAGCAAAAGGATTACCGGAAGCTAATCCATAATAATTTGCACTTTGAATCTCATCTTGTGTTTTTGTAGGGTCATCATTTCCAAGACGGTCTGATGCGAAAAATGTGTAGTTCATAGATTTAACCATTCTTATAATATGTCTATAGATATTTCCTTTTTATTTCTAAAGTATTTACCTTAGACTCTTGAAGAAAATACGTTCTTCTTTATCTTAGTTTCCTTCGGTATATCGTGGTAAATTTCTACCAAGAGCCATCATGTTTCCTTCCTTGGCGGAAACCATGTTACCATAACAGAATTGTGCAAATGCACCTTGGTCATTTGGAATGGTACTACTCGGTGTCGAGTAAAATCGCTGTAATGAATTCTCAAAATCCAATTCATCTCCTAAATCACCGAAGAGTTTGTTGGCAATATCAGGTTGACCCGGATTCTGTTCCACAACCATTTCTTTGGCATTTTTTAAAATGGCGTCACTTCCTTTGGAAGTAAATGCGGGTGGAGCGGGTTTTTTATGGGGGTCTTCTACATAATCTGGAATAAGAACATTGGACAAGGGATTGGTAGGTGTGGGTTGATCAAATACTTTACTAAATTGTTCGGGAGGAATATCGGGATTTAATTCATGTTCCCCCATAGGTAGACGTGGACCCACTGGTAACATATTCTTATCGGGTACCTTGTAACCAGCTCGTCCTACATTTCCTAAACCTTCCTTATTGGTTTGTTCATAAGCAAAATACAAAAGGAAAATGGTTAAAATACTTAAAGCACCAATGCCCAAAATTCGGGTTGATTTTGTGTATAAAAAGGCAAACACAGTCATAATAATAACTAATCGTGTTAATGCGTTCAATTTACGTGTAAAACTCATGTTGTCTACGGGAAACAACTCGGTGGCATAGTTTTTATTTAATAATACATTAGGGTCTTTGGACCAAAATGGTACCGTCTTTTTTGCGGGTTTTTTCTTTAAACGAGCTATATTGGGTATATCATTTGTCATCCCTTCTTTTATATTGTCATTACATTCTTGTTGAACACTCGCTTCGGCTACACAACTTTGCTGATGATAGATAGGAGCTGTTTGTTCAAAGCATTGGTCGTTAGGTTGCGTAAATGGTATGGCTTTATAGGGATCACCTTCGGGATATAGACATGATGGATTTTTTTGCTCTAAATACACTTGATTGGTATTATCTTTCACCTCTTGAACCATTATTAATATATATATAAATTCTTATAAAAATGTCTAATAAAGTCAACTTATTGGACATTTACATTAATTTCTTTTCGCATTTTTTATCTATTTGAAAGGTGTCGCATTTTTCTTTGTGTGGAATAATTTTTAAAACACACTTGGATTTTTCTCCAACCAACGGTTCTACACATCCGTCTTCTATTTTTTTCTTTTTTGTTTTGTTTTTTTTTCTCTAAAGGTTGGGTACATCGTGCACGGAAATGTTCATAGCGATATTTGACTTGTTCATAAGATAAACCAGATTTTTTGTTCAACATCTTATTAATAAGTTCATGTAAATCATAAATATATCTGGAAAAGGTGGCCCGGCTTTTCATTTTCTTCATCGTTAGAGGCAGTTTCTTAAAATTTTTTTTCAAATTTTCCCGGCATTTCCCGCAAGGTAAAACGTGTACCATACTCAAAACAAAATCCCTATATTCTTTTTTCTCTTTCGCAGTGGGATGGACCGGATAATTGAAACTAATGGTGTGAAGAAAATGCCAGGCACCAGGTCCCCAAACCGTTGTAACCATACCATCATTCGATTCAAAATG